GGCCGTTGCACGATGACCCCCGAACGCATCACCTGCCCGCTGCCCCCGACCTACCTGCTGCGCGACGTGACCGTGCGTATTGAGCGGGTCCGCCGCAACGGCCGGTGGCAGATCGTCGGCGTCGACGGCGTGGACAACGCGTGGCCGCTCGCTTTCGACGGGTTCACGGGGTCGCCCCGGTTCGCCACGAAGGCCGGCGCCCTTGAGTTCCTTGGCAACCACGACGGCCGCGAGGGTGCGCGCCTGATCGCGAGGGCCCGGCCATGAGCTGCCCGCACCCCGACTACTGCGGCGTCAATGGCTGCACGAATAGCGCATGTCATCCGTCCCGCGCCGTACCCACATGGGCCGCTGTGCCCGCACCGACCCGCCCGCCGTGGGGTCGCCTCGCCCTCGGCCTCGCGTGCATCGTCGCCCCGTATGCTGCGGTCGCTGCGGTCATGGCCGCGCTTTGGGTGCTGCTGTGAGCGCCCGCCGCGTCGTCACGCCCGTCGTCGGCGGTTGGCGCATCGTGGACGAGGTCGACGTGTACGAGGGGGACCACGAATGGGCGCCCCGCTACGAGGCGGTGGACGGCGTGAGCGAGACGATTTACCCGATCCGCGCCGCCGCCGAAGACGCAATCCGCCTTGACGGTTCGGTCACGGACGGCTAGGGGGTTAGGTATGTTGGACCGTCTTGCCACTCCCGCGTATTACGAGGGCGAATGGGCCGCGGCGTGCGGCGGACGCGAAGATCACAATCCGTATGTGCCCGGAACCCGCGATCACGAAATGTGGCGGACGGGCTTTCAGAACGAACGCTATAGCGCGCAGGCGCCGGAGTAACCCTATGACCCCCGACCAGATCAAGACGCTGCAACGCGCCCTCCTCACCGTGCCCGGCGTGACGCTGCGGAGCGGCGCGGACGGCAAGTGGGGGCCGGAGAGCGCCGCCGCCTTCGCCCTCACCGTGGCCAAGGCGGGCGGCCAGCCCATCGCGAGCGCAACGGATGATCCGACACCGTCCGACCTGCCGCCGGGCTATCTGCCCATGCTCTCCCGCATTGAGAGCAACAACCGCTCCTACGTGCGCGCCGTCACGTCCAGCGCGTCGGGCCTCTACCAGTTCATCAAGGCCACGTGGATCGGCGAGGGCGGCCAGTGGGGCGACCGCGCGGCGCTGGCGTTCGGCGGCCTGCAGCCCCCCGTGAGCGAGCAACACGCGCGGGCGGCCGGCTTCACGCGCAAGAACGCCAAGGCGCTGACCGCAGCGGGCGTCCCCGTCACGCGCGCCACGCTGTACGCCGCGCATTTCTTCGGGGCGGGCACGGCGGTCAAGGTGCTGCGCGCTCATCCCTCCGAGCGTGCCGATCTGCTCGCCGGGTCCGGCCCCACGCAGGCCAATCCGTCGATCCTGGCCGGCAAGACCGTCGGGCAATTCATGGAGTGGCTGACGAGGAAGACGGCATGATCGACCTGTTGGTCGCACAGCTCGCCGAGAGCGAGGCCGCGCTTGAGGTATCACAGGACGCCGTGGCCGACCGGGACGAGACGATCCGCGAGCTGCGCGAGGCCATCGAGGCCACGTGGCACGAGATTAACGGCGGTGCGAAGGGCGGCGAGCCGGACGCGCTGGCCGAGGCGGTCGGGGCGTATCTGGACGAGCAACTCGACGAGGAGCGAACCGAGCGCACCGACGCGGCGGACCACCTGCGCGCATACCTCGTGTCGCGTGGCCTCCCGTCCGACCCGGTCAAGCTCGACGACCCGCACCTTGACGCCTTGGCGCGGGCGTTGCTCTAGGCTAGTGTCCGGGCCTCATCACGCGAGGCGCTTCCATGAGCATCGACCCCACCCGCTACGTCGAGGTCTCGGCGAACGGTTCTCCCACAGATCCGCAAGCCGTCGCCGATCTCGCCGCTGCCGCCCAGGCCGGTGCGATCGCGGGGGATATCGCCGGCCGTGCCGCTGGCGCCGAGGCGGGCGCGGCGGCGGGCACTGAGGTCGCGGCCAGCGCGGGCGCGGCGGCTGGCGCGGCGGCTGGGGAGATCGCGGGGACAGCGGCGGGTACGGCGAGCGGCGCTACGGCCGGGGCGGTTGCCGGCGCGGCGGCGGGCGGACCGGCGGGGACGGCGGCGGCGACAGCGCTGCTGGCCACGCGGAGCATTACGGGCGGCGGTCTGGCTACGGGGGGCGGCACGCTCGACGCCAACCGCGTCATCACGGTTACGGCGGCTAGCCAAGCGGAAGCCGAGACCGGGACCGCCACGACCGTGGCCATGACGCCGCAACGCACCACGCAGCACTTCAACGCTCGGGTCAGCACGTTCATGCGTACCGTCACGGTCGCGGCCAACGAGGCGGCGGCGCGGGCAACGCTGGGCGCGGCGGGGCTTGTCGAATTGGCGGCGTCGAGCGGGTCGGGCCTCGTCGGGTTCATCAACACCGGCGTTGGGGCGGTTATCCGCACGGCCCTCGCCAAAATGGGCGATAAGATCAGCCCCCTGGATTACGGCGCGGTTCTCGATAACGTCGCGGACGATACGCTGGCCATTCAACGGACGATCGCCGCCGCCGCCGCGCGCGGGGCGTGCACGATCGACTTCGGCGGACGGACGGCCTACTGCGGCCCCATCACCATTCCGCCCAGTCGGGGCTTGCGGCTCAAAGACGGCAATATCCGCGTCAAGGGCAACACCAAATGGCTGCGCGCGTCGGCGGGTCCGGTCAACTTCTTCACCTTCGACAACTTTCAAGTGGACTGCTCGGAACAGACCAGCTTCGGCACGATCACGATTGATTGGAGTTTGTTCGTCTATTCGTGTTTCCGACGCATCTGGTTTTTCAACAATAACCTCGGAACGCAGTTCAACCTGTACGCCATGGGGGACGGCGTAACGGGCGCGTACTACAACGTGTTCGATCAGATTTACGAGGGCGGCGCGGCGGTCGGGTTCAAGATCGAGGCGGCGGCGACCGTGTTGGTGACGGTCAACAACAACACGTTGAGCAACTTCCGGCTCAATCCGGGCGGCTCGGGACGTTACGGCGTCATCATCGGCGCGCTCAACCAGCAGAACCGTCTTGTGAACGGCGTCATTGAGGACGTGAGCGGCGGCTTCGGCGTGGACGACGACGGCGACGGCACGCTGATCAGCTCCGTGCGTTTCGAGGGTCTGGACCTGGCGCTTAATTTCGGCGTCAACGCCAAGGGCGGCTCGGACGTTGGCAGCTATTTCGACAGCAACCTCGGCAAGCGCGCGTTCTTCTCGGCCGCCGTGGAGCTGTTGCACAACTCTCTGTACGGACTAAACGGCGACGGGACGCCGGACGATAATCGTCTGTCGGGCGGCCTGCGCATCGGCGGCGGCCTGCGCCTGCGCGGCAACCCCGGCTTCCCGGCCGATTTGCTCGCGGGGCAGGGCGAGGTATATCCCAGCCCGACGCTGGGCGCGGTTATAGCGGGCGACGGCTCCACCAACGCCGTAACCGCCATCAACGCCGCCGGTGCGATCGCGGCGCGCGTTCCGGCCGGAACGCAAGACTGGGGCGTTGAGGGCAAGATGCGCGCGACCGGTGGGATTGGCGTCGGCAACTCCGCTGCGGCCACCACGCCCGGCTCGGTCACGCGCAAGGTTGAGATTTTCGACGCCTCGGGCGCCTCGCTGGGCTTCCTCGCCGTCTATGGGACCATCACCTAATGTCCTTCCGTTGGCCTTGGAGCGCACCCGCCCCGTCCGATACGACCGGACCGGAGGGGAACGATCCCTCCCCCACACTATCTCCCGCCACGCATAACCGGGGGGTCATTTCGCGCCGCCTGTCTGGCCTCAAGAGCGCCTCGGCGTCGGGTTCCGGGCAGGACGCGTTGTGTGGCGGGGTCACGCCGTGGGGCTCTCCGGCCGGCGAGGCCCCCGAGGCGCTCTTTGCATGGTACGCTGCACAGGGCTTCCTCGGCTACCAGTTCTCGGCGCTCGTGGCGCAGCATTGGCTCGTGGACAAGGCGTGCAGCGAGCCCGCGCGCGATGCGGTGCGGCACGGGTTCACCGTCACGGTCGACGGCGTGGACGAAGAGCGCCAGGACGAGGCGCTGCACATGATCCACAAGGCCAACAAGCGCATGGGCCTCAACTCAGCCATGCAGGAGTTCATCCAGTTCTCCCGCGTATTCGGCGTGCGCGTGTGGCTCCCCATCGTCGAGAGCACCGACCCGAAATATTACGAGCTGCCCTTCAACCCGGACGGCGTGACGCCCGGCTCGTATCGCGGCATGACGCAGGTCGATCCGTACTGGATCACGCCCATTCTGGACGCGGCGGCGTCGAGCAACCCGGCCAACAAGGGCTTCTACGAGCCGACGTGGTGGCAGATCAACGGTCAGCTCTACCACCGCTCGCACCTCGTCGTGGCCATCCCCTTCCCGGTCGCCGACATTCTCAAGCCGTCGTATCGTTACGGCGGGGTCCCGCTCCCGCAGCGCATCATGGAGCGCGTGTACGCCGCCGAGCGCACCGCCAACGAGGCCCCGCTGCTGGCGATGACGAAGCGTCTGCTGACGTGGAAGACCGATCTGGCCGAGAAGCTGCTGGACCAGCCCAAAACCGAGGCGCACCTGCAGGGCCTCACCGAGTGGCGCGACAACTTCGGCGTCAATATGGTCGACACCGACGACGACGTGACGCAAACCGAAACGTCTCTGGCGGACCTCGACGACGTGATCATGTCGCAGTACGTCATCGTCGCGGCCATCGCGGGCATGCCGGTCACGAAGCTCATGGGCACGCCGCCCAAGGGCATGAACGCGACGGGCGAGGGCGACGCGGAGAACTACCAGCAGAACCTTGAGAGCATCCAGTCCAACGACCTTGACCCACTGCTTGAGCGCCACCTGCTGCTGCTCGCCCGCTCGGAGATCGAACCCGCGTTCGGCCTGTCCGCCGGCGCCATCGAGATCACGTCCGATTGGAACCCGCTCGACAGCCCGTCCGCCAAGGAATACGCCGAGATCGACAAGATCAAGGCCGAGCGCGACGAGGTGCTGGCCAACACTGGCGCGATCGACGGCATGGATATCCGGGCCCGGCTGCGCAACGACCGCGGCGGGGACTATACGGACCTGCCGGAACTGTCGGAAGCGGAGGCGGAAGAGAGCGACCTGCTCGCCGAGGCCGAGACCAATGGCGACGCGTAAAACCCGGCCGCCGCTCACCAAAGCCAAACAGGCGCAAGGGGCGGCGGTCCACAAGGGCAAGCCCCTGCACTACAGCGCGGCCGTTGAGATGCGATACTCGGACACGCTGACGCGCATGGTCCGCCAGATGCGCGAGACCACCGAGAGCGCGTTCCGCCGGCTCGATAAGCAGTTCGCCACGGACGCCGAGGGCATGGACGCGCCGTCGTACGCCTCGCAGGCTCGCATCCTGGTCGATGCGCTGCGCAAGCGGTTCAACGCCGCATTTGCGCGCCGCTCTCGCCCGGCCGCCGAGCGCATGCAGGCGCAGGTCGACGCGGCATCCTCGGCGTCGCTGCACAGCAGCCTGCGCGAACTGTCGGGAGGCATCTCGCTTTCAACCCGATCGATCCCCAAGCCGGCAACCGAGATGCTCAAGGCGAGCGTCACGGAGAACGTTGCGCTGATCCGGTCCATTCCCGAGCAATACTTCCTCGACGTGCAGGGCGCCGTGATGCGCAATATCCAGCGCGGCGATGGGACGGCGGGCGTCCTGCGCGAAATTCAGCGCGTCGGCGGCGTGGCCACGAGGCGGGCCGAACTGATCGCGCGAGATCAGGTGAGCAAGGCGACCTCGGCGCTCAACGCCGCGCGCATGAAGGGCCTCGGCATCCGCAAGTTCGAGTGGATACACTCCGGCGGCGGGAAGGAACCCCGCAAACTGCACCAACGCATGAGCGGCAACGTCTATTCACTGGACGACCCGCCCGTGATAGACGAACGGACTGGCGAGCGCGGCCTGCCCGGTTTTTTAGTAAATTGTAGATGCGTCGCTAGGCCTGTTTTGGAGTTTGACGAATGATCGTCACCGCCGTTTTCCTCTTGATTGCTCTCGCCGCCGTGGCCATTGCGGCCGTCGTGCGCTCTCCGGGCGGCGACCAATGAGCGCCCGGACCTATTGCACCAACGGGTGGTTCGCCGTCCGCAACAACCCGCTCTCGAAAGTCGGCGTGTTTCCTTATCTCGGCGCGAGCATCGGCGCGGACCAGCCCGACCGCGTGTACCAGGTGTACCGGCCGGCCGAGGAGTTGGGCTCACCGGAGTGCATCGACAGCTTCAAGACCGTGCCGATTATCGACGAGCACGAGATGCTCGGGGCGGTCGATCTTGGCCTCACGCCCGTTGAGCGCAAGGGCGTCGGCGGGGTCACGGGGGATCTGGTCGAGTTCGACGCCGCGACCGGAACGCTGCGCGGAAACCTCAAGATTTTCTCCGAGGCGCTCGCCCGCCAGATCAACGGCGGCAAGAAAGAACTCTCGTGCGGGTATCGCTGCGAGTACGATTTTTCGCCCGGCGAGTTCAACGGCACCAAATACGATGTTGTGCAACGTAAAATGCGTGGTAATCATGTCGCCGTGGTGAAAGCGGGCCGGATGGGTCCGGACGTAGCCGTTTTGGATCACAAGTTCACGTATGACCACGTGGATACACCGGAGTTTCGCCCCGTGCTGGACAAAGAAACGCAGGATGCCATCGACGCCGCCGTGACCAAGGCGACCGAAGGCATCGCGGCCACCGTCACCCAGGCCGTTGCCGACGCCATGCCCGCCGCTCTGGCGGCCATGAAGGAAGACAAAGAAGAGGCCGAGGACGAGACGCCCGATGAGGTCGCGAAGACCCTGGACGCCGCTGTGCAGAAGGCGGTCACCGCCGCCCGCGCCGCCGACGCCGCGGAGATCACGGCCCTCAAGGACCAACTCGCTGCGGTCAAGCCCGCCATGGACGCCGCCGACGCCCGCCTCGCCGCCGAGGACAAGGCCGCGCTGGTCTCGCGCCTCGCCCCGCACGTCGGGGTGTTCGATCACGCGGCCATGGACGCCGACGCCGTCGTGAAATACGGCCTCGACAAGATGGGCATCATGGGCGTCGCCCCGGGCACCGAGCGCGCCGTGCTCGACGGCTACCTGCGCGCCAAGCCGGTCCCGACGCCGATGACCGGCGACGCCGCCATTCCGGCCGACAGCCCCGTCGCCGCCTACGCCCACGCCTCGGCGCAATAAGGACCCCCGCACCATGGCCTTCCAATCCACTGTTTCCGCCCAGATCGGGTTCGGCGTCGTTGGCGAACTCGCCATTGAAGGCCCCCTGCTGGCGCAACCCGCGCGCATCGTCTCGGGCGATGCGGCCAACAACGTCGTCGGTCGCGCCTTCACCGTGACCTCGGGCGGCACCGGCTCGTGGGACGGCACCTCGGCGGATGCGGGCGACCCCGCGCCGCTGATCGCCGCTGCGGGCGGCACCAACCCGTTCGCCGGCATCCTGGCCAACCCGAAGGTCTATCCGGGTCTCGGCACGCAGGCCGGCGGCACGCTCGCCCCCACTCTGACCCTCCCGAACAACCAGATGGCCGAGCTGGTCCTCGAAACTGGCGGCATCATCGTCACGCTGGCCGCTGCGTGCAACGTCGGCGACAGCGTGTATTTCGCCAACGCGACCGGCATTCTGGCCACGACCGCGCCGGGCGCCGCCGCTCCGGCCAACCACCAAGGGCCGATCGGCCGCGTCGAGCGTTACAGCAACGCCGGGGCGGGCCTCGCCGTGATCTCCGTCTTCCCGCCGCGCATTCCCGCCGGCGCGTAAAGGATTAACGCACCATGTCCAAAGTCCTTTCCGCCGTTGACGGCGCCCAGTATGTGAAGCGCGGCCCGCTCACGCTGGACACGGCCCACGTCAGCGACACGATCGCTGCCGAACTGGCCATTCTCGGGATCCACTTCGGTGCGGACCAACGCCAGCAGGTCAAGAACCTGACGGCCATGGCCATCGCCGCCGGCGCCATGGACGCCGCGCCCGACCTGCAACCCACCGTCTATGCGGGCAACGTCGGCGCGCCGATCCAGTTCCTGCAGAAGTGGCTCCCCGGGTTCGTCCGTGCGGTCACCACCGCCCGCAAGATCGACGAGCTGGTCGGCCAGATGACGGCCGGCGACTGGGCGGACGAGGAGGTCATCCAAGGCTCCATGGAGCTGACCGGCCTGGCCGTTCCGTACGGCGACTACACGAACGTGCCGCTTGCCTCGTGGAACTTCGGTTTCGACCGCCGCACCATCGTGCGGTTCGAGGAGGGCCTGCGCGTCGGTCGCCTCGAGGACGCCCGCGCCAGCAAGATCGGCATCTCCTCGGGGGCCACGAAGCGTTCCGCCGCCGCCCTGGCGCTGGACATTCAACGCAACCGCGTCGGTTTCTACGGCTACAACGCCGCCAACAACCGCACCTATGGCTTCCTCAACGACCCGTCGCTGCCCAGCTACGTGGCCGTCACGGGCGCCGCGTGGACCACGGCGACGTTCCTGGTCATCATCGCCCAGATCCGCACCGCGCTGGCCGCCCTGCGCACCCAGTCGGGCGACACGATCGACCCGAACACGACTCCGATCACGCTGGCCGTCGCGTCCAACCGCGTCGACTACATGACCGTGACCACCGACTTCGGCATCTCGGTCCGCGACTGGCTGACGAAGACCTACCCCAACGTCCGCGTCGTCTCGGCCCCCGAGCTCAACGGTGCGAACGGCGGCGCCAACGTCTTCTACCTGTACGCCGACCGCGCCACCGACGACAACGGCTCGGACGACGGCGGGCAGACCATGGTCCAGATCGTCCCGAGCCGCTTCATGCTGGTCGGGGTCGAGCAACAGGCCAAGGCGTACGTTGAGGACTACGCGAACGCCACGGCGGGCGTGCTGGTCAAACGGCCCTACCTCGTGGTCCGCTACACCGGCATCTAGCCACGGCGTGACCGATGCGTTAAGCAAGGGGGCTCTGCTAACGCGGGGCCCCCTTTTTCGGAGCAACATCATGGCCAAGGCCAAGCACGACCACTACGTTTATTCCAACATGGCCGCCGGCGTGACCTACGCCACCTCGCGCGAGGTCCCCGGCCGCGACCTGCCCGAAACCATCCCCGGCATCCACATCGCGGGCGGCGTGGGCGTCGCCGACAAGAAGTCGTTGATCACGCCGCAGGGCGCGGTGATCACGGGCATCAGTTCCGAGGACCTGGCGCGTCTGCGCGAGGACCGCGTATTCGTCGAGCACGAGAAGAACGGCGCCCTGCGCGTCTCGGACCACAACGAAGAGGTCGAAGTGGTCGCGTCGGATCTGCGCGCCCGCGACGAGAGCTCGCCGCTCACGCCGCAGGACTACGAGGCCGAAGGCAAGGAGGCCCCTGTCGTCGGCGCGGACGTGTCGGCTTCGGGCGAGGCCCCCAAGCGCAACCCCCGCAAGGCGTAAAGCGCCATGGCGCAGCACACGCTCGACATTCCGGCCTTCCGCATCGCCTTCCCGGCGTTCGCCAACGTCACCGCATACCCCGACGCGACGATCACACTGCGTTGGGGCGATGCGACCGTGTACCTCGGCGACTATGACGGATGCCTTTTGTCGGGCGTGGGGCTGCAGTCCGCCCTCAACTATCTCACCGCCCACCTGCTCGCCTCGTTCGCCTTGATCGCGACCGGCCAAACGCCGGGCATCGTGACCGACAGCCGCGTGGACAAGGTCGCCGTGAGCCTGGCGCCCCCGCCGACCCGCGACGGCTGGCAATGGTGGCTGGCCACGACCCCCTACGGCGTGCAGCTCTGGGCGCTGCTGACCGCGAAGAGTGCGGGCGGTTGGTACGTCGGCGGCTCGCGCGAGCGGGCGGCCTTCCGGCGCGTCGGCGGTCAGTTCTCGTGAGCGTCCGGCGCGACCGGGCGGGCGGGGACCGGCTCACCGTCGCGCTGCAGGATCTGGACGGCCTGACCGGCAAGACCGGCTATTTTGAGACGGCCAAGTATCTGGATGGCACCCCCGTAGCCTACGTCGCGACCATTCACGAGTACGGCGACGCGGCCAGCGGCATCCCTGCTCGCCCGACCATGCGCCCGACCGCCGACACCAAGCGCACCGAGTGGGCCGAAACGATGCGCAAGGGCGCCGCGGCGGCGCTCAATGGCCAGATGACCGCGCGGGACGCGCTTGAGCGCCTCACCCTGCGCGCAGCGGGCGACGTATCGGCGGCTATCGCCGCGCTGCAATCCCCGCCGCTCAAGCCCGAAACCATCGCACGCAAGGGCTTCTCCAAGCCGCTCGTGGACACGGGGCAGATGCTCCGCAGCGTTACGGGGGTCGTGGAATGAGCGTTCCCGGCTCCAACCTTCTCGCCGTCGCCCTCACCGCCATCGCGCCGCAAGAAGTGATCTGGCGCGCGTACCAGGGCAAGACCACGCGGGCGGACGGCCAGCAGGTCGCCGCGTTCGCCGCGCCGGTCACGCTGTACGGCTCGTGGCAGGCCGTGACCTCTGCGGACAAGGCGGCGTACGGGCTCACCCTGTCGATGGACTACGCGGTGTTCTACGCGTCCAACCTCTTCCAGAACGCCGTGCGGGACGAAGCGCCCGACCAGTTCACTTACGCCGGGCGGCGCTGGTCCGTCATTGCGCGCACCGGCTGGTTCGTCATGGATGGATGGGATAGCGTGCTGCTCATCGACATTGGCCCGGAACCCGTCCCGTGACCGACTACGCCCGCGCCGTCACCCTGCGCACCGCCATGCTCGCCGGCCTCGTCGCCAACGGGTCGGCCGCGACGGTTACCCAGTTCAACCCGCTGACCACGCAGGGGCGTCCGAACGGCCCCGCCGTGCTCTTCCAGAAAATCGGGGATCGTCGATACGGCTGGACGAAGCGCGAGGACGCGCCCGACGAGGACAACCCGGACCTCATGGTGCACCGCGAAACGCAATATTATGAGAGCACCTACCAGTTCGAGGCGGTCGGGCCGTCCGCACAGCCCGGCGTGACCTTGCCGACGGTGACGCCCTCGGATCTCGTGAACCTGGCGGCCGGCATCGCCCAGTCCGACGCGTTCATGGCCCTGCTGCGACTGGCGGGACTGGCGGTGCTGCGCGTGACGGACGTGCGCAACCCGTTCATGCAGAACGATCGCGATCAATTCGAGGCGGTCCCCTCGTTTGATTTGGTCGTGACACACGAACAGATTATGCTATCAACGACGCCAGCCGCCGTTGTCGGCGAACTCCGCATGGCGAGGGTCTAGGTATGAGCATCGACATTACCCGCTACGTCCAGATCACGAGCGCCGTTGCGGCGACCGGGGGCGTGCCCCAACGTGAGCTGATCCTGCGCCTCTTCTCGGAGAGCCCGCGCGTTCCGACCGACAGCATCATCGAGTTCACGAGCGCCGCCGACGTGGGCGCCTATTTCGGCACTTCCAGCACCGAGTACTTGCGCGCCCGCGCCTATTTCGCGTTCGTCAGCAAGTCGCTTTCGACCCCGCGCAAGATCAGCTACGGTCGCCACGCTCGCGTCGCCTCGCCGGCCCGCATCTACGGCACCGCCCCCGTCGCTTCGCTGACCACGCTGCAGGCCATCACCGCCGGCACGCTCGCCCTGACCATCGGCGCGCAAACGGCCAGCCTCACCGGCATCAACTTCTCGGCGGCCGTCTCGCTGGCGGGCGTCGCCTCCATCCTGCAGACCGCCATCCAGGCTGCGGTGGGCGACCAGTTCACCACCGCTACCGTCGCCTATGACGCCACGTCCGGCTCGTTCAACTTCGTCGCTTCGTCCGGCGAGACCGACGCGGCCGACATTTCCGTCAACGCCCTCGCCGCCGGGTCGATTGCGACCGCAATGGGCTGGGCGACTGGCGCGATCTTCTCGCCCGCCACGCCCGTGCAGACGATCACCGAGGCCCTCGACGCCTCCGTGGCCATCTCCAACAACTTCGGCTCGTTCGCCTTCGCGGTCACGACCCTGACCAACGACGAGGCGATCGAGGCCGCGACGTGGAACGCCGCGAACAACGTCCTGTTCATGTTCTGCGCCCGCACGTCGGTCGCCAACGCCGTCGCCCTGTCCGCCGCGGTCATCGACAAGGCCGGCACGGGCCTGACGCTCGCGCCCCTGTCGACCGAGTACCCCGAGCAACTGCCGGGCGCCATTCTCGCGGCGACCAACTACGCCCGCGCCAACTCGGTGCAGAACTACATGTACCAGCAAGCCGACCTGACCGCCTCGGTGGTCACGAACGCGCTGGCCGACCTCTACGACCCGCTCCGCGTCAACTATTACGGCCAGACGCAGACCGCCGGCACCAACATCTCGTTCTACCAGCGCGGCGTGCTCATGGGCGGCGCCACTGCCCCCGTGGACATGAACGTCTATGCGAACGAGATTTGGTTCAAGGACGCCGCGCAGACCGCCATCCTGGCGCTGCTGCTCGCCCTGCCGCGCATCCCGGCCAACGCCGACGGTCGCGGCCAGATCCTCGCCATCCTGCAGGATCCGATCAATCAGGCTCTCTTCAACGGCACGATCAGCGCCGGCAAGACCCTCACCACCGCGCAGCGTCTCTACGTCACCGAGCTGACCGACGACCCGGACGCCTTCCAGCAAGTCCAGTCGGTCGGCTACTGGGTGGACTGCACGATCGAACCCCGAACCGTCGATGACCGCACCGAGTACGTCGCCGTGTACACCCTCGTGTACGGCAAAGACGACACCGTGCGGAAAGTCGAAGGCCAGCACATTCTCGTCTAAGGGCACGCAGCACCATGGCAAACGACGTTTCGGGCTTCGGCCTTCGTCTCCGCATCACCGCCTCGCGCACCTTCCCGGCGGGCTTCACGGTCACGCAGTTTGCGGACGACGCGGATCCGTTCGACCTGCCGTCCATCCAGATCGCCGACAAGGCGATGGGGCTCAATGGCGACCTGGTCTCCTGGTCCAAGGCGAACCCGATCAACACGACCGTCAACGTCATCCCCGGCAGCGAGGACGACCGCAACATGGCCGTGCTGCTCGAGGCGAACCGCGTGGGCCGCGGCAAGTCCGGCGCCCGCGACACGATCACCATGACGGGCACCTACCCGGACGGCCGCTCCGTGACCCTGTCGCAAGGCGTGATCACTGACGGCATGCCCGGCAACAGCGTCGCCAGCGCCGGCCGCCTCAAGTCCAAGGCGTACGCTTTCGCCTTTGAGGGCCTCTCGCGCGCCTGACGGCTGGACGCTCGCGCCGCTCGGCGTTACGGTGCGGTCAAACCCTGTAGGAACCGCACCCCATGCTCTATCCCAAGGACCTCGAACTCAAGACCGCGGCGGGCGTCACAAAGACCTTCGTGCTGACGAAGTTCCCCGCCACGGTCGGCCGCGAGATCGTCGCCAAATACCCGACCGCCAACCTGCCCAAACTGGGCGATTACGGCGTGTCCGAGGCCACGATGCTGCGGCTCATGGCCCACGTCGGCGTGCGGCTGGACGGGCGCGACGAACCGCAGATGCTCAACACCCGCGCCCTCGTGGACAATCACGCCGAGGACTGGGAAACCTTGGCGCGCCTTGAGTGGGCCATGCTCGAGTACAACTGCAGTTTTTTCGCGAACGGGCTGAGCTCCGATACCCTCACCGGGCTCGTGGAGAAAGCCCGTCCGTGGATTTCCCAAATGTTGACGGCTTTATCGGCGCAATCGTCGCCAGCCGCCAAGCCACCCTCCGAGAACTGAGCACCGTCTATACGCTCGAAGAGGCGTTTGACCTGTTCGAGATCGTGATCACTACCAACGTCAACGAGTATCTGGCCCACGAACACGCGAACCGCAAATAATGGGCATCCTCGACACCTTTTACATTCTGTTCGACACCGACGCCAAAAAGGCCGAGCGGGAGTTGGCGGACGTGCGGCGCGAGGGCGAACGCACCGCCGACGCGATCAACGACAGCGTCAAGGGCGCCCGGCATCTCGCCCCGGCGATCGACAAGGCGGCGGACAACGCCGGGCGGCTGGGCCGGTCCTTCCGAGGCGTCGCGGGACTGGTCACGGGTGTGCTGGCCGGGCTCGCCACGGCGAACCTGGCGGGCGGCCTGCTCAACGCGTCCGAGGGCTACAGCCGGTTCGGCAACTCCCTGCGCGTCGCCGGGCTTGAGGGCGAGCAACTGCTGGCCGTCGAGAACGCCTTGTACGCCTCGTCGCGCCGCAACGGTGTCGAGTTGGAGAGCCTCGGCACTCTGTATAGCCGCGTCTCGTCCGCCGCCGCCGAGTTGGGCGTCAGCGAGGCGCAGGTGCTGCAGGTCACGGATGCGGTCTCGGCGGCTATCCGCGTGCAGGGCGGCGACGCCTCGCAAGCGCAGGGCGCGATGTTGCAGCTCGGGCAGGCGTTGGGCGCGGGCACCGTGCGGGCCGAGGAGTTCAACTCTATCACCGAGGGGATGCTTCCGCTCCTCCAAGCCGCCGCGTTCGCCTCCGACAAATACAAGGGCAGCGTGGCCCGGCTTCGCGCCGACGTGCTGGCGGGCAACGTCACCTCGCGCCAGTTCTTCGACATGATCCGGGCGGGCACCGACTACCTCAACGACAAGGCGGCCAAGGCGCCGCTCACCGTCGCGCAGTCCATGGTCGCGCTGCGTAATGCCGTCACCGTGACCGTCGGGCGGCTGGACAAGGCGTGGGGGGTCACGCGCACGATCGGCGCGGCGCTCGGCTGGGTGGCGGAGAACCTCGACACCGCCGCCGCGGGCTTCGCGGTCTTCGCGGGCGTCATCACCGCCGTGTACCTGCCCGCCATGACCGCGGCGGCCATCGCTACGCTCGCCGCGACTTGGCCGATCCTGGCCGTCATCGCCGCCGCGGCCGCGCTGGGCGTGGCCTTCGCGCTGGCCTACGACGACGTTAAGGCGTTCCTCTCCGGGCAGGACAGCCTGATCGGCAACCTCATGGAGCGGTACGGCTGGTTCCGGGCCACGATCAACGGCCTCGGCGTCGCCTTCCGCGTCGTCTGGCGCGCCATCACCTCGCTGGCCGACGCGGCGGTGCGCACCGCGCAGATCATCGTGTCGGCGTTCCGGGGTTTCTACGCCGTCGCCGCGCCGATCTTCTCGCTCTTCCGCGACGTGGTCGTGGCGGTCTGGACGGCCATCGGCAGCGCCGTCATGGACCGCATCCGCCCGTGGCTCCCGCTGATCCGCTTCGTGTTCGACGCGATGACGACGGGCATTCAGATCGTCGGGCAGGTCTTCGGTTCTGTCTTCCAATCCATCGGAGAGTGGTGGGACCGTGTGTTCGGTCGCGTCGTGCGGGGCATCAATGCGCTAGTCAACGGGGCGCGCAGCCTCATGGGCATGGAGGTCAGCACCAACGCCCGGCTTGCTGCGTCCGGCGTGGGTGTTGGTCAACGTCAGCTCGCAGGCGCCGCGGCCTCGCCGTTCGCGACGCGGCCCGGCTCCGTGAGCAACAACGCCAGCAGCGTGCGCAACACGACCGTCAACATGGGCGGCGTCAACGTCAACGCGTCTGGTCAGAACCCCGACGCCGTGAGCCGCGCGCTCAACTCGACGTTCGGCGCGGCGGCCTTCCAGTTTGACGACGGGGTGGCGCGCTAATGGCCTTGACAGCGACCAGCACCGAGGAAGCGACCGCAACCACCGATATCGTGGCCATTCGCCGTGCCGACACGGGGGAGCAAGTCTTCGCCGCCGCCCGCCCCATGACGGCCAGCGTGTACGAGGTCGCGAAGGCCATGGAGCACCCGCTCGAAGACGGGGCGACCATCATTGACCATCTGGTATTCCAGCCGGTCGAGATTGAAATGCCGCTCATGGTCACGGGCGACACGGCGGCCGACGTGTACGACGAGATCCGCCAGTTGTTCCGCGCGGGCATCCTGCTCTCGGTGCAGGCCAAAGCGCGCACCTACGACAGCATGCTCATCGTCGCCGTGCCGCACGACGAGCGGCCCGAGGAGTTCGACGCGCTGACCATCTCGCTGCAACTGCGCGAGGCGGTCTTCGTGGCCAGCACCTACGGCGGCGCCACGCCCGTCGCGCCCGCTCCGGCCCGTGCGGGCGCTCGGGTAGCCGGTGCGCCCGCCGCCCGCGTGGCCACGACCCGACGCGGCGCACAGCAGACGACGCCCGCCCCGGCTGCCGCTGAGGACCGTGGGTCTATCCTCTTCCGTGCGTTCGGGAGGCCGTAATGCGCGTCATTCCGCTTGAGCCCGTGCCCAACCAGGCGTTCACTGTGCGCGTCGACGACCAGGCGTTCGGCCTGCGCATCAAGGAGGCCAACGGCGTCATGGTGGCGGACGTGTCGGTCGGCGGCGTCGAGATCCTGTCCGCCACGCGCATCGTCGCCGGGACGCCCATCATCCCCTACGCGTACCTCGCGGGCGCCGGCAACTTCGCCCTGCTCACCGACGGCGGCGAGCTGCCCGCCTACGCGCAGTTCGGCATCACGCAGACGCTGGTCTATGCCGCACCGGACGAACTCACGGCTTGACGAGGCGGCCAAGCCCCGTCTAGGTTTCGGGTGTTCGGGTCTGGACACGGGTGCAAATCCCGTCGCCTCCACCACTGAACGCATCGGGAGGGGGCTTTGCGGCTCCCGGCGGCCAATCCAGCTTGGACCCGCTAACTGAACTCCGGGTGCGTTCCGTCATGGGGGCGAATAGTTTCGACAGGCCAAGGGCGCCGTAACCAACCGGCACGCAATAACTCTGAACGACAACCACGACCTGTCTCTCGACCGCATCGCGGCCTAAGAGCGGAGCCCGGCGGGGGCTTGGCAACAGAACCCCGTCACCCTCTCCCATTAGCTTCCATTAGCCTCCATTATCGTCCATTAGTGAGGCATGGTGGATACCCTAGATCCTCGCCTGCTGCGCGTCGGCATTGAGATCGACGGGGAGGTGCGCGTCTATGACGAGCGCCTCGATATCCGCGTGTCGGGCACGAAGATGGCGAGCGCGGCGCAAAACGAGTGCGAGGTCACGATCTCGAACCTGTCGCGCGACGTGCGTAACTACCTGCTGACCGAAACCAGCCCGTTCAACCCGAACCGCAAGCCCAAGCGCATGTACGTGGACGTGGGCCGCGTCTCGACTGGCCTGCAGCGCATCTTCGTTGGCGAGATCACGCAGTCCGCGCCGTCGCAGCCGCCCGATATCGGCCTGACGCTCAAGGCGCTCACGGGCGCGTATTCCCGCGGTCTGATCATCGCCCGCTCCGGCCTGTCGCAGGAGCCGCTCTCGGCCATCGCCGCGCGGGTCGCCGCGGACCTCGGCGTGCGGCTGGATTTTCAGGCGACGGACAAGTCGATCGGCAATTACGCGTTCAACGGCAACGCGCTCGCGCAAGTCAACGCGCTCGAACTGGCCGGCGGTGTGGACGCCTATCTCGACGACACGACCCTCGTGATCAAGAACCGCGACGCCGCCCTGCCCGAGCGGGTCAAGGTGCTCTCGCGCGACAGCGGCATGGTCGGCGTCCCCGAGGCCACGGAGCGGGGCGTCAAGGTGACCTTCCTGCTGGACAAGGACACCGTGCTCGGCGGCCGGCTCGACCTGCAAAGCGGCCTTAACCCGGCGCTCACGGGCAGCTATACGATCTACACCCTGGGCTTTGAGGCCGCGTCGCGCGAAACGCCCTTCTATTGGACGGCCGAAGCGTCCCGCAACGGATATGTGCCGCCGCAGTAAGGCTTGACGGGGGCGTCATACGCGGTATGTTGCGGGCCTTAACCGAGAGGGACGACGATATGACGACGCAGACGGGCATCAAGGGCTTTGACGCCAATCTCCAATGCCGGGGCTTTCAGTTCACCCAGGGCGAGACGTACACGCACACGGGTGAAGTCAAGGCCTGTCGGGGCGGGTTCCACGCTATCGCCGCCGATGCTCACCCGCTGGCCGTCTTCAAGTATTACCCGCCTGCCGGTTCACGCTTTTTCCGAGTGGAGTTGTCCGGCAACGTGGGCACCGACGACGGGGAGAAAGTCGCGGCTCAAATCCTCAAGGTGGGTTCCGAGATCGGCCTGCGCGACCTGACCCTGGAAGCCGTCAAGTGGGTCCTGGGCCGCGCAATCCCGGAAGGTCCGGTTGCGGTCAAGGCAAATGGGCTGGCGACGGCTTCGGGCTGGGGCGGCGCGGCGACGGCTTCGGGCTGGGGCGGCGCGGCGACGGCTTCGGGCTGGGGCGGCGCGGCGACGGCTTCGGGCACTCGCGGCGCGGCGACGGCTTCGGGCACTCGCGGCGCGGCGACGGCTTCGGGC